CTTTTAGAGCTGTTCCTCTTAAAACTACAACTTCAGACGAGCCTCGATGGAAGGACATAGAGTTCTTGGATAAAGCCAAACGCTTCACAGAAAAATTCTCATCTATTCCTTCAGGACACATAGCTCTAACCATTTCAGCCGAAGTATTTGTCTTAATACCATGGTCCGCAAAAATTGCCTGCACTTTCATAGCCATCGCAGTTTTTCCTTTTGCTGATCCGTCATACACTATCCCTTGTGGTGTCATTCGGACATGTTTTGTTGTTCTAGCAGATGGATCATATGCTGGTAATGCTTCCATAATCAAAGCTTGTTCTTTTTGCACAGTTACAGCGATTTCAGACACTGTTTTAGCAAGTGCTCCTCGATATTGTTCTGGAGCCGAGTCAATAAAAGCTTGAAGTGAATTTGTATCATAATCTAATGAAGGAATAACTAAGTGGGCACTTTGAACCAAATTCTTAACTGCTTTAAATAATTTAATTCCGGCGTATAGAGTGCCCACTACCGCAAGTGCCTCTGCAATTAAAATCGCTCTGTTCACTGTTTTAGGTGTAAAAAAATCAAAAATTCCCTCAGGTTGAAATGGATTTCCATATCGTACAGTAAAATCAAGGTCTAAATTTAATTGATCTTCTAAAATTTTGCCAGAATGATCGTAGGAACTTGTCCAGCCTACAAGATCGAAATCAGAATCTAAATCATCATAAAATCCCAATCGCTTGTAATGTTTGGAAACACAATTATTATAACGATTAATACCACACTGGCGATACACACGTTCCTGGGCCCGAATTGCCTCCCATGCCATGTATTCTTCAGGCTCACAGGGGTTAAAGTATTTCCAAACTGTAGTTTCCTCTGGCAGCATCATACCAGCATCTAATGCTTCCTCAAAAGTCTGCATATGTTTGGGAGTCAAATCGTTGTAATCAAAGTCGGCCACTGTTAAGTCTAGGCCATTATTAAACATACGCGTAGCATTACAATATTTCCAAGTACGATACTTATCATAATACAAACGGACAGGTGAGCAACAAATAAACGGTGTAAAATAATAGGTTGCTTCAAA